TCAAGACAACAACAGTCGTTACTGGTTGCTGGGTGCTATAAATGGCCTTGAGGCAACCGCTGGAACCGCTGGAAGTGGTACTGCATTCGGCGACCGAAACGGCTACGAAATAACGCTTTCCGGGATGGAGCCTGACCCGATGTTCCTAATCGCATCAACAGTCTTTACACCATCGACTACGCAGATACTCGGTTCGTAGTATCTTTGACTTAGGTTTTCATCACTGAGGTTTGGGAGGGCAGTCAGCAATGGCTGCCCTTCTTATTTTTACGGCCATGAAGATTTGTATTGTTTACAACGCCCATCCAACCGGGTGCAGTTTCTACCGCCTCGAAATGCCGAACGCATATTTGGGCGACAATTACCCGGAGTTTGATTACGTCTGCGTTGAGAATATCACCACGATTAGCGACGAGGGCTTGAAGTCCATTGACCTGTTCCTATTCAGCCGGCTTTGGTGCCAAGGAACCATGGAGCAAGTCGAAAATGTTTACAAAGCCCTCACTCAATTCGGGGCCAAAGTTATCCTTGACTTGGACGATTACTGGGTCCTTGAGAGTGGCCACATCATGTACCGCCACTATCACCAAACCAAACTCGCAGAGGTCATCCGTAAGCACATCAAATTGGCTGATTGGGTTACCTGTACCACCGAACACCTTGCCTCTCGCATACGGCCTCTAAATGCGAATGTGAGCATTCTACAAAACGAGCCATACGAAGCCTATCAGCAATTTATTCCCAACCCCGAAGAGGAACCTGACAAGCACCTCGTCAAGTTCGGTTGGTTCGGTGGGGCGCAGCATGGCGAGGACATGGAGTTGCTCCGTGAGGGTATGCAGAAGTTACGCTGGGACGCAAACTTGGACGGCAAGTACCGCCTCTACCTCGGAGGGTGGAACGACAACAACCCCGTTTATGAGGGCTACGAGAAGATAATCAGCGACCAAGGCAATAACCCGAACTACGGACGCATTCAGGCTGCTGACATCTACTCCTACGTCGGTGGCTACAACTTCGTGAACGTAACCCTTGCACCATTGAGGGACACCAAGTTCAACAAACTCAAGTCCGAGTTGAAGGTCGTCGAGGCAGGGTGGATGAACAAAGCCATCATCGCATCCGAAACCATCCCATACACGGACGTAATTCGGCACGGAGAGAACGGGTTTCTTGTGCCTTACAATAAGCCCAAGGACTGGTACAAGTACATCAAGCAGTTAATCCTTGACCCCGACCTTCGTAAGGGCTTGGCTGACAACCTCACGGCCGACATCAAGAAGCGGTTCAACGTGGCTGAAACCGCCAAGAAACGAGCCGAACTATACAGGCGAATTGGGCGCAAATTGTGAAATTCGGGGGCATCGCACATTTACAAGCAGATGCTTTACCTAAACCCGAACACGACCAACACGATAACGGTTACTTGGACCGAGCGAGCCAGCACGGGGAGCAGGTACATCTTGCGACTCACAAGCATCGCAAAGAATACCACGACCGATTTCACCCTGCTGAAATCCGCAAACCTGTCATCCTATACTAACCGCTATGACCAATTTTCGATTGCCGTGGGGTCGCTTGAAACAGGCTCGTATAAGTATGAAGTTTACGATACCAATAGCACGGTTGCCGCTGCTTTGGCGGTCGTTGAAACGGGCTTGGCATTTATACAAACCGCAACGATAGGCTTTAATACCTACGCCAATTCAATTACTTACACTGTCTTTGATGCATCCGATGAGGGTGTCTTTGATTTAACCTTTGACTCAACTTTCGCATAATGAGCGTACAAACACGAAGCCAACTCCAAGCGAGTGCATTAACCATCACCAACGAAACCGTTGCTCAGGCGAACACCGCATCCCGTGTAGGCGGCTTGTTCGACGACCTTGCCGATACCGCAACGCTTGACAGGGAACGGGGCTTTGCGAACCTTTACCTCGACACCGACACGGCCTTTACCCCGACGCAAGGGCAACGGGTCAAGTTGACAAGTGCGATGAAATCGGGCGTTTTGTCAACCTACAATTTCACAAGGACCACCACCGCCATCACCTACACAGGCACAACAAGTGCGACCCTTCGCATCGCTGCATCCATGCTCCTTGCGCAGCAGGGCAACAACAACCAAATCAAGGTTTACATCGCCAAGAACGGTACAACCATCGACCAGTCAATGACTGAGATTACAATAAGCCACTCAGACGGCCATGCGGTATTTACGGAAACCGTCTTGCAAGGTGCGGTCAACGATGAGTTCACCATCTACGTCAACGCAGTCGATAGCGGTGGAAGTATCACGATTTCAGCCCTTTCATTTACAGTTCATACGCTATGAGCAAGTCAACGCAGCACTTCACCCAATGGCTTGGGATAGAACACAAAGTGCCAGTCATGCTGGAGAACCGCTCCGGCAAATACATCACCTACGGCTTTGCCAACGAGTACCCTTACTACCTGCTGGACAACTATCGCAGGTCGTCCAAGCACAACGCCATCGTCAACGGCAAGGTAAACTACATCATGGGCGGAGGATGGCAGGCAGGGGATGACTTGACTGTGGAGCAGCAGGCCCGCTTCATCAAGTTCTTCGACGGACTTTCCAGTACCGAGGACCTAAACGATATCACCGAGAAACTGGTCTTGGACTTGGAGTTATTCAACGGATTTGCGGTCGCAGTTACTTGGTCCAAACTTGGGACCATCGCCAAGATGGAACACGTTCCCTTTGAGAAAATCAGGGTGGACAAAGAGGACAAGATGTTCCAAGTTGCCGATTGGTACAACGACGACATGATGCAGTTGTTTCCCAAGGTCGGGGACATCGAGAAAATCCCTGCATTCGACCCGGAGAATCGCCTCGGTAAGCAGTTGTTCTACTATCGTGTTTACGCAGCAGGCGTGAAGCACTATCCTTTGCCCGAATACATCGGAGGCAACGCTTGGATTGAGGCAGACGTGCAAGTGGCGAACTTCCACAACAACAACCTTCGCAACAACTTTTGGGGCGGTTACTTGATTAACTTTAACAACGGCATCCCGACCCCCGAAGAACAGGGCGACATTGAAAGGCAAATCAAGCGTAAGTTTTCAGGAACCGACAATGCTGGTCGCTTTGTTGTAACCTTCAACGACGATGCAGCCAAGGCCCCGACGCTGGAGCCATTAACTCCAAGCGACATGGACAAGCAGTTTGAGATACTGAACAAAGCAATCCAGCAAGAAATCTTTATCGCACACCGTGTTACCAACCCCATGCTATTCGGAGTCAAGACCGAAGGCCAATTGGGTGGACGCAACGAATTGGTCGAGGCTTACGAGTTGTTTAAGGCCACCTACGTCAACGACCGGGTGCAGAAGGTCGAAAGGATGATAAACTACTTGGGGTCTTTCAACGGTGTGGAAGGTATGGAGTTGATTCCTACCAACCCAATCAATGAGCAGTTGAGCGAACAAGCACTCCTTCAAGCCATGACCCCCGCAGAACTGCGTGAGAAAGCAGGTTTGCCACCGATTGAAACCAAGGCCGAATCAAGCGTCCAAGACGTTATCACGGCTATTAATTCACTTTCACCTTTGGTTGCTAACAAGGTCTTGGAATCTATGTCAGCAAACGAAATCAGGTCCTTGGTGTCTTTGCCTCCAAAGGCAGAGGGTTCGGGTCTTGCAGGAGCAACGGCAGCCGTAGAGGTCAGCCCTGAACCTACTGCACCGCAAGGCTTGGCATCCAACGACAACATCAAGAAGTTGTCAGGCCGTGAGTACCAAAACCTGATGCGTATTGTCAGGCAGTATATGCAAGAGAAAATCACGCTGGAGATGGCTCGGACAATGTTGTCAGCAGGCTTTGGCTTATCAGCCCAAGAGATTGACACGATGCTCGGAGTGCAGGCCCAAGAGTTCAGCGAACCGACTTGGGGCCAAGAGGACGACGAAGATTACGGATGGGGCGACGAAGAGTTTAAGGTCTTGGAGGTGGTTGCAAGTAAGTTCGGTTGCCATGCAGACGACTACCACGTCATGCACTCCAAGCCGATGCGGTTCGATGCCAACATCGACGAAAACATCCGTTTAGCCTTTGCCGAACTGGGGGAAGAAGAAAAAGAATTGGACCTGAAGATTGAGGCTTACCGCAAGAAGAATCGGGACGCAAGCGTTGAAGAAATGGCAAAGGAATTCGGGGTCAGCAAGGCCAAGGTCGCCAAGCGAGTCGCCTACCTAATCACCAAGGACCGCTACCCAATCAGCAGGGCCGTGGACAAGATTGCCGAGCAGAACCTGCCCAAGAATGTCAAGGAGGTCGCAGAGCCAGTCTTGGAGGTGCGCTACAAATACGCTTGGGCCACAGGGTTCAGCAACAAGGACAAAGGTTCCAGCCGTGAGTTCTGCAAGGTCATGCTTGACTTGGCTGGTCAGGGCAAGGTTTATACGAGGGACGACATCGACGGAATTAGTGCTATTATGGGCTACTCCGTTTGGAACAGGAGAGGCGGTTGGTATCACACACCGAGCGGAGTGAATCGCCCCCAATGCAGGCACGTGTGGGAGCAGCAGTTGGTAATCCGTAAAGGCAATAAAATCACCAAGGCATGAAGGCACTATTCATAAGCGAAGAAACGCTGCTCGACAACTCGATAATCAACGAGAACGTCAGTTACACGCAGATACGCCCAACGGTTGTCAAGGTCCAAGAGATGCGGATTCAGCCCATTGTTGGCTCTCCGTTGTACGGGCAATTGGTTACGCAGGTCGTCAGCGGTTCAACGTCTGCCCTGAACCAAACGCTCTTGGAGGACTACATCCAGCCGGCTATGATTCAATGGCTTTACTACGAGTTGCCGATGGTCCTTGCATTCAAGTATATGAACAAGGGCATGGTCCGTAGAACGAGCGAGGAGTCCTCGCAGATGAGCATGGAAGAAATCACACGACTGACCGATAAGGTCAAGAACGATGCCGAGTGGTATTCCGAGCGCATAACTCGCTACCTAATGGAAAACCGCAACTCCTATCCGCTCTGGAACTCGCCTCCGTCTGCTCTTGACACGATTTACCCAAACGCCACCAACTACCGAACCGGGATGGTCTTGGACCGCAACCGAAGGATGGGAATAAGTAACTTGGATTACCCCTACCCCTACGGACAATTCGGGGCGTGTAACGACTACTGACGATGGGTGCGCACAAGAAGAACATACTGAAACTGCAAAACTATGTCTTGGATAAAAATCAAGCAAGCCCTGCTGGACCTTGCAAATGCTCATCCACAGGTCAACTCCTTCGGGACGGGCGACCCTCTTGCAATCGGCACGGACAACACCATCAACCTGCGAACCCCAAGCCGTGAGCGCATCGTCTATCCGCTCGTTTTTGCGGACGTTCAGTCTGCAAATACTGACGCTGGCACTTTGGACTTGGTGGTTGGGGTTTACTTTAGCGACCGTGTTGAATCCATTAAGCCGATGGGCGGAGTGGTTTCGGGCAGCCCTACGCTGGGCTGGCAGGATAACGAGGACGAGGTCCTAAGCGACCAGTTGCAAATCGCACAGGACTTTATTTCAAGCCTTACAAACGACCCGAACGAGGACTGGACCCTCTCATCCAGCGTGAGCCTTACGAGGTTCGTAGAGAGCCGAGATGACCGCACGGCAGGGTGGCAGGCAACGATGACTTTTGAAATCCCCTACGGACATTCGGTTTGTGAAATTCCGACCTAATCTACATTTATACTAAAAGCAAATTATGCCTACACCTATTCTGCAACAAATGCTCGGTCAGGGCGGTACGATGGAGTTTATCAACGGAACCGTTACCGGGAAGAACTACGACTTCTTGGTAGTCAACACCGCTGCGGCTTTCACAACCCTTACAGGAACTGGAAGCGAGAACCTTCTAACCGCTTACAACTTTTCGGGGGCTTCTATTTCCGCTGGCATCGTTATCAGCGGTCGCAATGGAGGTAAGATTACTGCTGTTACTCCAAGCGTCGGCTCGGTCATCGGTTACACCTTCCTCTAAGATGCTGATAGGCTACGGCTACGGCTATCCCACGAATATGCTCCAAGGCGGAGTCGCTGCTGGGGTGTGGGCCTTGTTCAACGCAAGGGCAACCGCTGACGGTGCAACCGCTGCCGAGGCTGCCGTGAATGGATGCCTCTTCAATCGCTTTGCTGCAATCTACAACTTCTAAGAATGCCCACACCATCGCTAATCCTTGTGCCTGCTCGATTTAAAACGGGCAAATTATACACTCCCTTGGCAACAACTTCGGGCGGTGTGGTCTTGGGAGCATCGGGCGACTTCAATGTAACCCGGGCAACGACTGCGACAAGGGTCAACGCAAGCGGATTGATTGAGGTTGTGGCTTCGGGGATTCCGAGGTTGGACTATCCTCTTGGCGGTGGCTGCCCTGCTCTCTTGGTGGAGCCGAGTGGGTCTAACTTGACATTTCCAAGCGAGGGTTTTTCAAGTCCAACATGGGCTCTCGCTGTTTCGGCAAGTGTTAGTGGAGTGTCATCTCCCGATGGGATGAATACTGCAACGACGTTTATCGCATCAACTACTACCGATAGGGTTCGTCGGCTCGTAACATTAACAAGTGGAACAACCTACACTTACTCATTATTTGGCAAGTTTGGTGCATTGTCGAGTGGATTTACAATGAATGTGTTTCAGGAGAATGCGACGACATACGGAAGCGGTGTTTGTCAGGCTTTTAACTTAAATGAAGGAACACTTGGTGCGAGCGGTACGGTAGGGGCAGGCTTTACTCTCCAAAGTGTTGGAATGGAAAATTACGGGGACGGATGGTATCGTTGCAGAATGACGGTGTTGATGAGTTACACTCCTCCATCCCTTGCAAGGATTGGCTTTAGACTTGGAACACAAATATCGGGAGGCATACCTTTATCGGTTGTAAGTGGTAGCGTTAGTGCTTGGGGCGCACAACTTGAAACAGGCTCCGTTGCAACCTCCTACATCCCCACAACCACCGCAAGCGCAACACGCAACGCAGAC